AAGTTGCTTGACCTTGTTCACCTTCATTCCTGAAAAGATTGAAATAAGCTGACATTGAAAGTCAAGCATCTGGAACAATTCATCGTTTTGCTTTTCCTTGATGACTTCGGCAAGCATCAACCATTTGACAAGCTGGTCAGGTTTGCATTCGTGAATGGACGCTGGTAGTTTAATTTTCATATTCTCAAAGTGTTGTATTTCCCTTTTGACTTGTTGTTCTTCATGGAATTCCATGCAAGCGCTAACGACATGACACCGTCGTCGTGTAGTCCAGTCGGTGCGCTATATTGAACGTTCCTTGTTTTCGGATTGTAAATATAAGTAAAAGATTCAAGTTCGTCAAGCAACCATTTGACATCGTTCACACGAATCGATTGTTGTTCGAACGAAAGCGCAAGGTCTTCAATCAACACTGGTTTCGACTTCGATGTCGTCACGAATGGAACGACCTTGTTCCGCAATGTGTTGTGAAGCATTTCGAAGAACACGTCGCCTTGGTTGTTTACTTCGACCGTGGTGATTGCGTTGAACTGACGAATCAAGTTCGCCACCTTGTCAATGATTCGCGACCAGTCATCGTGGCGCCAGCGTTCAACGTGAACCATGTGACCATGTTCGTTCAGGATAGTCAACACCGTGTAATCGTCAGCGCGTCCGATGTCAAGACCGCCGTACATTCGCGCCGTTCGTTCACCTTGACCGATACACGACGACACACCTTTGAACAAGCCACCAGCGTTGTCAAGGAATTCAGCAAGGTATTCTTGTCGAAACACATGGTCAGGCAATGACCGCTTTCGTTCTTCAAGTTCCTTCGGATCAATCATGGGATTGTCGAAGCTGGTGAAATGAAAGTAACGGTAACGATCGTCGTAGTTTTGCTGAAGACACACCCGGTGAAAATGATTCTTTCCCTTCGGCGTTGAAATGAAGATAACCTTCTTTCCCTTGACCAGCACCGTCGCCGACAACACTTCGTCCCAAAGTTCAGGACGTGTGAACGCGAATTCATCGACGACCATGTAATCGAATGTATTTCCACGAATGTTGTCAGGTCGTTCACCTGAAAAGAATTCGATTGACGAACCGAACCCCGTGATTCTCAAATCGGATTTGTTGAACTCAAATAACCCCGACTTAGCCACGGCGCGTTCAAGTTCCGCGAACACCTTCTTTCCTTGTTTGTAAACTGGTGTCACCCAAGCAATCGTGCAACCACGGTCATTGATTGCCCACCAAAGAAGTTGATTGATTCCAAGCATTGTTTTACCGAACTGACGTCCGATGTTCAAAGCGAAATACTTTTCTTTGCCTTGGTTGATTGCTTGATGAATTTCAAGCTGGTGTTTGTGCGGTCGATACCCCTTAATCGTTGACATCGAAATCGAACTTGTCCACGGTGCGCGTTTCAACTTGTTGTCGGTCGTGCATTCCCAGTTTGTTCTTTGCGTAGAAAATTCCCTTGCCTTCATTCGCCACGATGTCACGCGCCAAAGCATTGAAGTCGTTGTCAATTGCTTTTATAGTGTCGGACAATGGATGTGTTTCGTCCTTCATCGCATGATACCAGTTGTCCCGTTTATAAAAGTCAAAGTGTTCACGGCGAAGGTAGTGAAGAAGGAAATACGACACGGTAGGAATGTGTCTTTCCTTGACTTGTTTCACGCCTGAATTCGTCGCGATTTCCTTAGTTGATGCGATACAATAGTCGCAATAATTATAAGCCATTTGAAGCAATTCATCTTTGTCGATGTTGCGGTGTTTGTTTGCCATAAGAATATAAGTTCCCCTTTATTATGTTTACTTGTTCGGAATTCGTTCCAGTCCTTTGAATTTATTAAACGGTGTCATTCCTTTCCCGTCTTTGATGTCAACCAACAAAAGACCGTTTTGCTTCAGCGATGTTATGTGAACTTTTCCTTTCGCTTGTTTGACACGTTCCCATGAAATCTTGTCCAGTCCACGATCACGCGCCACGTCGAAAAGATTCCATTTCAAGCATTCAAGGAATTTTCGTGAATAAACTTTACCAGCGCCACACGGTTCACCTCGTCGGTTGTTCGTGTATCCTGACCAGTAATGAAGTTCCCCGTCGTTTTGAAAGTAAATGTCTTTGAATCCAATCATGTCGAAGTCAGGAATTGTTCGTTCAACGTAGTTCATAAACGCTTCGTCAATGTAGTCGTCCGAACCCAAAAGAATAACCGCATCGAAATCGATTTGTTCAAGGGTGCGAATTGCCATGTTCCATTTGTAAGACAGCGGATTGTTTCGGTATTTCGCCATTGCGAAAATGTCTTGTGTTTCAAGGAACGCGCCGTCTTCGTCGTTTGAGTAAATGAATACCTTGTCGATGAACGGCATTCGATTAATGCATTCCTGAACGGTGTCATGTCGTCCATGCATTGCGGTAACGGTGATTATTTTCATTTGTTGTTGCTTCGTATTATTCGTGCTGGATTGCCCACAAGAACGGTGTTCGGTTCAAGCGGTGTTTTCTTTGTTATGACCGCGGACATTCCGACCATACATTTTGAAGGTATCGTGACGCGCTGATGAATCGTTGCATTCATTCCGATGTTCGTTTGTTCATGGATTTCCACGAACCCACCGATGACCGCTTGCGGTGAAATCGTGACGTCCTTGTGAATGATTGAATCGTGACCGATGTGAACGGTCTTCATGATATAAGCGCCGTCGTCAATGATTGTCGGTCTTTCCGAACCAGCGTCGATTGTTGCGTGTCCATGAATCGTGACGTTGTTACCGATGACAACACCGAAGCCATGTTGACCGTCGTGTCGTTTCGATTCCGCTGGTGCGCCGATTATGCAAAACGCACCGATTGTGACGTTGTGACCAAGCGTGACACCCGGATATATTACAGCTGTTTCGTGGATATCAACCATTCTTCAATGTCTTGTCGTGTTGTTGTTCGTGTTCCCTTGAATCCAAGTTCAATCGCTTCGCGTCGAAGTTCGCCGAACGTCTTTTGTTTCGTTCCGACAAAGTGAAGCTTCGGCGGTGATTCGTTCATGTGCGGTTCATTGTTTTGTTCACGAACAGCTGGACGAATCTTGTCCTTGTTTTCGTTCAGCTTGTCCATTGCGATTCGAACGCACGTTGCGCAAGCTTTGTTCAGTTTACCGAATCCGAGCGCTTTGTAATGAACGGAAAGTTCTTCTTTCAAAGTGTCGTCAAGATTCGCGTATCGGTGACGTCCGAAGTTTTCAAGCTGGTGTCGAAGTCCGTTACTTATATTCATAAATCAAAATTAAATCGGAAATAAGATAGGCAACGAACGCGAATGGAATCATTGACCAATCGGTGCAAAGATAAATAGCCAGCGCCGTCCAAAATGACAAGCATGACTGACAATTGAATGGTTTGGTGTTCGGCAAATCAAAGGACATTAACGCCCTTGCAATCGCCACCGCTATAATCGTGTAAATCATTTTTGAATTGTTTTATTGTTTTATGAATTGTGTCAAGTGAAATGCCCGTCAGTTCTTTGATGTCCCTGAATGTCATTCCGCAAAGGTGCATTTTTGTAATTTCCTTGATGAATGGATCACCATGGTTTGAGTGAAGATAAGCGTCAAGCATTTCGCTGAATTCATTGTTCGAAGGTGAATCGTGTGAATCAATCACGTCGTTGATTGCTTCGCCGTCGCTTCGGTACAGTCGCCAGAATTCCGACCTTTGCCAGTTCCATTGATTATAAGCGAAGCGAGCGAAAACAGCTGGAATGTCGGAAAGATGAAAGTCAAAGCGGTGCATGAGAATAAAAACATGACCAACCAAATCCGCATGAAGTTCGTGGTTCGAAGTAATTTTTCGAGTGATTTGATAAGCTTCATCTTTCCAAAATTCCATTGTGCTAAATTACAAAATAATTAAACCAAGCGATAAAAAAATCTTGTCCGACTGGTTTTCCCTTCATGAAACGATACAACATCGAGTAATTGACCTTCATGTCTTCGGACAAGTGTTTCATATTGTAACGCTTATTTAACTTCGAAGTTGTCATGATTCGCATCCAGTCAACAACGTTCTTGTCGTTAGAAAGGTAAATCGTCATCGTTTTCATTTGCTGGTGCTTGTGTTGTTTGTACTGGTTCTCCGGAAAGATTAATCGACCACGCTTCGACGGTGTTGAAATACTTCGTCACGCCTTCAGGTGAATTCCATTCACGACCACGAAGGTTGTAATTCACTTCGACAACGTCCCCGTTCTTCAGGTTCGCGACAAGGTCACATTTGTCATTGACCACTTGAAAGGTCAAGAATTGTGGATATTTTTCATCGAATGTTTTGATTGTGAAATCTTGTTTTCGGAATTTTTCCGACATTGTTTGTAATGGCGTCACGTTGACAACCGTTCCTTTTTCTTTGTTCATGTTTATTGTATTAAAGTTATTACTATTAAAGCGCCGACGACGTAACCGAACGCCAGCGAAAAAGCCATTTTGATTCGTTCATTCCATTGTTTGCTTTCAACCATGTAGCCAGCAAAAGCCAGTGACAAGAATGGCGCGATGAAAGCGAACACAATCATTCCGAAGGTATTCTTGTCCGCGACAAATCGAATGTAAAATGTCGAAGATATTTCCATGATAACCGCCGACGTGAAAATGATTGCGTATTTCATTTGTCTAAGTTTATATCATTGTCTTGAAGGATGTCGAAGAATTTTTCCCTGATTCGTTCAACGATTTTCCATTCCTCTTCACTTAACTCCTCATATTTCCATAGTGTTCTTAGCTCTTGAGATATATCCCATAATGCTGAGTACATATTTCCACCTTGTGTAGCAAAATCAAATTCTGCTTGATCTTCAGGTAGATTGAACGTTAGCTTTGCTTTCATCTTCTTTTTGTTTTAAATCTAATTCACTTTCATAAAAATAAGGACAACACCATTTTCTCTCATCACAATTAAGCTTAACCATCTTTCCACCATAACAACCCACTTGAGTTACTGTAGCCCAACCACTATATCTAGTTTTAACTCTGTCACCTACTTTTAAGTCATCAAATGTCATTGTTCTCTTATTATTTCCCATTTAAAATTATATGTCTCACCTATTGTATCACCAACATCATTAGAATGCAGGATAATCATAGTGTTTTCTTTATCATTTAGTAGTGAAGTAAACCACTCTAATTCTTCCTCATCACTATGTGAATACCACGTATCTTCATCAAACTCAATTTCTGCCTCAATTTTTATTTTTGCTTTCATTGTTCTTGTTGTTTAAAAGATTTCAATTTCTACTACTTCACAATAACTACTTTTTACACCATACCTTGTCCAATAATCAGAGTAAGATTTTAGCTTTAATTCGTAAGCCCTAACCTTAAATGAACGCTTATACCAAGTTCCTTTTCTTAATTTTCTATACCACTTATATCTACCGAGATAAGTGTCAATCCAAGTTTGTTTCTCTTTCATTGTTCTTGTTGTTTATCAATGTGTATTAAAAAACTTATCTTTCTTTTTAATGTAGGATACTTACTCAATAACCATAAGGTTAACTCATCTTGTTCTATTCCATCAATATGGAACTCAGCATAAGTATGCACTTTGTGTCCTTGCAAAACTGGGTCCTGCTGTAAATGCTCTGGAATCTCAGACAGCATAATTACTGATTTAGTTATTGTTTTCATCTTACTGGTTTATATGCATTAAGTCTTAGCTTCTTGAGCTCAGCATCCGTTAGTGGCTTAATCTTTTGAGCCAGGATTAACTTTCTTAGCTTACTTACTTTCATATGTTTCTTTATAGTATTGTTCAAATGTTTTTCTCGGGTAATTTTCACTTTCCCATATCTCATAATTTTCTGCAAAATCAATTATCTGCTCTTTCTCCATTTGTAACATTTGAAAATCAATATCATTTTGGATGTTTATTAAGCATTGTTTATACCCTGCTTGATATTCACTTAACTCACCATTCAATTCTTCTATTGCGTGTTGAATTTTATCTTTTAATTCTTGCATAGATGTTTTCATAATTCTTTTTTTAATTTTTCTATGTAAAGCGTCGCGTCCATCAATTCTTCCTGAAGGT